GGTCTCATCCATAGGCTGGTCGTCGTAGTCATCCTCCGCGCTTTCGCGCTGCATGTCTTCGGCTGCTGTAATGGGGTCCATGTCTTCGTATGAGTTTGCTTGCATTTTCATCCTTTAGCGGTATTGTCTAATTGTCCCACTATCAACATAGTCGGGGGATGCCCCTGCGGATAGGTTTGTCCCATTTACTTCTAGCCGCCGTCCCGTGGACGCCAACCGCTGCGTCCTCAGCAAACGTCAGCACAAACGAGTCCGCTAGGTCGGGGGACTTGAGGCCACGCTTCTTGATGTCGTCCTTTGACTCAATCTGCAATTTCCCGTTGCTTGCAAATCGGTACTTGACTGTGGCCAGCTCAGATATGAGTTGAGAGCTGTTTGGTATGCAGCAATCCCTGCGCTCTAGCCATGTTTTCGCTTTAGCCCACAGCTCTGCCCTCAGGTTTCGGTACTGGCTACCAAAGCTGGGCGACTCTGAGACGTTGATGCCGCGAGCTGGTAGCCCCAGCTCAATCAGCCGGTCAACCACACCAGCCCCCAGGCCAATGCTGTCTACCAGTATTGCAACAGGCTGCTCGTGTGGCGGTAGCGCCTGGTACTCGGCCACCACCGCACCCGTTAGCTGCATCAGGTCTAGGTTCTTCCAGACCCGTGGCGATTCTGTGACCACGTTGGCCTTTCGCTTGGTTAGCGCCGAGCTGTCAGCACCAAACCGCGCAACGTCCAAGCCCCAGACCATGGGCGCGTATGGGTTGACGGTTACATCACGATGCCGAGCGCTTTCGATCAAGTCCATCGGGATCATGGTGTCGTCGTCTGATCGCGGGAACTCGCCCAGCACGCGGACCCTGTATGCGTTGCTGTCCTCGCCGTACCTAGACGCCATCTCATCGATGTAGTCCTTGCTAACCCTTGGTGACTGCTCACAACCAACCTTGAAGGTTGTCCACTCGTTAGCCAAGCGGTTATGCGTGTCATAAAAAAAACCGCTGGACCTGGTCGGGTTGCCCAGCAGCAGGGTCACGGCTGCGTGGCCAGACATCGAGCCGCTGGCCGCCTCAAACACAGCCTCCGGCACGCCTGACGCCTCGTCGGCCACCAGCATAACGTGGTCCGAGTGGATGCCCTGCAGAGCCTCCGGCTGCTCGGCCCTTGATGTACGCGCGGAGATAAACATCTCGTCAGGCGCGGCATTAAAAACAATGCGGTCCTGCTTCACAGTGACCATCGCCTGCAAGGGCTTTGGCAGCTCATTGACCCAGCGCTTTAGCTCGGCAAACAATGCGTCAAACAGCTGGGCTGACGTAGGCGCTGTGACCACCACCTTGACAGGTGACCGGGTCATAAAGAACCACAGCATCGCCCAGCTGCTCGCGGTTGACTTGCCGACGCCGTGGCCAGACCTGACTGATATGCGCCTATCACCCCGTGCGATGGCGTTCAAAAAATCAATCTGCCACACGTCCGGGTCCACGCCTAGCACCTCCTGGACAAACAGCGCAGGCTTGTCCCTGTAGCGCTCAACCCACTGCTGGAACACCTCCCGCGCCTGGGTGGTCTGGCTCATAGTTTGCCCCATAATTTTGATGCGGTTTTGACGCCGGAGTCAATTTTCTCAATTCTGCCGTCTGGATACTTGAGGTAGTTCCCGACGCGTGATGGCAGCGGCAGTGCGTCCTCAGCGCCGAGTCTGACGGCTGTCTTGGTCTGGCCCATGTCCAGGGTTGAGTGGAAGTCGCCGCTGTAGCGTGAAGATGGGATGTTGCCGTGTGTTGTCATTTTCTTTTTGCCTTGCTGTTGTCTTTGATGTGTAGCAGGAACGATTTTTTTAACTCGTCCGCCATGTTGTCCGCTCTGGTCCTGCCGCCAGCGGCGCTGGCATTTGAACGCCTAAACGCTGGGTCGTTGGCCAAAAAAACTTTGGGTATTACAAACCCGTTGGGGGCTGGCTCTTTCATGTTGCCAGCCATAGGTTGAGGGTAATTAGCCCGTATGTGATAAGTCCGGTTGCAAACAAAACTACAGCCGCAACCGCCAAATCCACCAAAGCAGTACGCCAGCGCTGCGGCTTTTGATACTGATAGTCGATGTATGGCTCTGCGTCAACCGGTATTTTGCTTGCCATTACGCGGCGTTGTAGCCATGCGTTAGTTCGTCTGATTTCTTTTTCTGCGCTCATTTCTTTCTCCTCGGATATTTATAAAAAACGTGGAAACCGATGACCTCAGTCATCTTTAATCTACTTGCCCACTGGGGGTAAACGGCCAGGGTATGGTAGTGCGTTGACTTTCGTGTGTTGTCCTTCAACCTACCCGCCATTGCCTTGGCCACTACTCGCTGCACCTTCTGTGTGTACGCCACCAGCTTTGGGTTTCTAGCTCTGTAATCGTTGGCCCAGCTAAACTGCTTGCTTTGATACACAACTTTGCAGATTGAGTTTGGCCAGCGCTTGCTGGCGACCCTGTTTAAGACCACCGATGCCACTGCTCTGATGCCAGCCAGACTTTCGCCACGTGCCTCGTAGTGCAGATTGTCAGCCAAGCATTTTGCCTGCTTGCTGTACGGCACGGCCATTACTGATGTTGGCAACATCAGCAAAGCCAGTAGTAGCTTAAGCACTGCCTCTTGCGCGAATAGCGGCGGCGCACCAGTTGGCGGCAACCATTTCAGGAGCTTCTTCTTTGGTTAGCCCAACCCATTTAGACCGGTTAAAAGCATCCTCTGCTCTTTTAATTAACTCTACTTGATCAATATTCCCATCATCCTGAAACTCATCTTGCTCATCGGCAGACATCTGAGCAAAGGTCTGGAAGTGGTTCTCACCACAGCATTGAAACCGTGCCTTCTCGCACCCGCAGTAGCAACAGTACTGCGTGTCGTCCGCCATCATCTCTTCATGTGTCATGTGTTTATCTCCTTAACCACAATAGGCGTGGCGCGTTTGTGTTTAATGGTCTCGTAGATATGGTGCAGGGCCTTCTCCATGTCCTTCACCGTTATCACCTCCAGCTGCGCGTCGTGCAACTCCATTGCCTCGTTCAGCGCCGCCATCTCATCCGACCTCATGATGAACTTCCCAGTGTCCGCGCCACGCGCACCAAGTGACTTAAGCGCCTGCATACCCGCCTTAACCAGCGACCCGTAGTCCTCACCAAAGCCCATCTGGTAAAGCACCTCAGTCATGTTCAGCGCGGCGATAAGCACATCGATGGTCTTGCGGTCGGCCTTGCCCTGCGTCGTTGTGGCCAAGGCTGCATGGTTCTTGAGCTTTAAGTCAATAAGCACAGACCCGTGCGCCGCCACAGGGGTCAAGCTCTCCATGACATACCCCATGGTGTCGTACACCATGCCCTTCGGCCTGTAGCTGCTGCGCTTACGCATTGTCAGCAATGGCTCGGCGCACAGACTCGTGCGACACCACCACGCCGTGCTTTGCCTTCACCTGCGCGCTGATGCCACGCAGGCTCATCTTTTCACCGTGCCAAACAATAACATCCAACAATGCCGCCTGCTGGACGTCATCCTTCACCAGCTCTGCCTTGTGGCCCTTGCCCTCAACCCTATAACCAAACGGTGCCGACCCACCGATGTGCCCACCTCTGGCCTTTTTGGCAGCCTGGCCATCCTTCTGGCGTGACTTAATCACACGCCGCTCGTGGCCAGCGAACACCGCCATCACCTCCAAGATCAGCCTGGCCATGATGTTGGTGTCGTCTGTGACGTCGCCGTGGCCATTGATAATCAACCGCACGCCCTGACCCTTCAACACCTTAATCGTGTTGAGCGCATCAGCTGCGTCGCGGCTGAACCGGTCCAGCTTGGCCACGATGACCACGTCGCCAGCCTTTAGCGTCACGTTGTGCGCCGTCATACGGTCAAAGAAGCTGGTGGCACCGGACACCCCTTTATCCTCAATGTACGTCTCAATGTACAGCCCACCCGTCATGGCCAGCCCCTTGCACTCGCGCTTCTGGTTGCTCAGGCTGGTGCCGTCCACCTGCTCCAAAGTGCTCACCCTCATGTATGCGTATGTTGTCATTAGTTGTGTCCTGTTGTTGAAGACTTAAATGTACATGAGGTTGACGGGTCTGACAAGTCTTTTTTGCATATTTTGTAAAAAAAAATTTTAGGTGTGTTGGCCTACGTGAACGCCGCCCCGCCGCCGCGACTCGACGGGGGGGCGGCCGGCCGGCTGGCAGTCGGGTTGGGAAGGGTAAACCCTGTCAGGCTTTACCCTTTGTTGCTACTCATCGTCAAGCCTGTGTACGGGCTTGACATCCGACACGTCGACTATGACGCGCTTGCGCAGTGCGTCCAAGGCGATGTCGCCTAGGTTGATGTTGATCTCCGCCGCCTTGTCGCCGTAGGCGTCAGGGTTGAGCTTGGCGGCCATACGCCAGCGGTTGTCGCTGCGCAGCTTGGCCACCTGCACCGTGTCGCGGTCGGCCTGGTCTGCGATGCTGATCGTCTGCTCGGCCAGCGTGTGTGCCCCAGATTCACGCGCCCGCGTATATAGCACGGTGCGTGTCTCACCCCCTCTTGACACCCAGCGATGGAACGCCGAAGTACTGACGCCTAGCCCGTCACAGATAGACATAACAAGCACACCTGAGCCGAGCTGGTCCCACACCCAAGCCTCTCCCCCGTGCTGGTGTATGAGCTTGCTGCACCTGCTTGTCTCAGCCTTCTCGTCCCAGTGCCTCATTAGCCCTGCGGCCTTCCTGTCTGCATCCTCGCCAAGCGTTGCCGGTGCATTCATCGGCAGCTCTGGCGTTACCTCATCCCATCCATCCTTCATGACTTCACCCCTTGTAAATATTTATCTATTAACGCCCACGCGTCGCCGCCTGACCGCGCCACCAGGCATAGGTACCCCTCAGCGTTTAGCCTGCGTGCAATGTCCTTCTGCGCAACGGCCACGGTCCCTACGTCCGTTTTCATCTCAACAAAAAGCCCATGAAAACCATTAGACGCCCTCAGGACGCATAAATCAGGCATACCCTTGAGTACCCCCTCAGCGTGCAACGAAACCCGCTCCTGAGCCGTCCTAGAGCCTCCGTTCGGTATAGCCGCCACCACCACATCCGGATAAAACGCCCGCACCTTGGCCACCACCTTTGCCTGCTCGGTGTGCTCCTTGCGCCGTGACCTTACTCCCACCATTGTGTTGCCTCCTTGTTTATGACACCTGCATCAATTTTACTGATGTAGCTTGGGCAGCGGTGCATCAGCCCAGCCGGCATGGCCAGCAGCCCGTCCACGTCGCAGTGCCTGCG